GCTGATCTTTCCCTGCTGTAAGTGGGCGTACATTCCGCCCCCTTCATGACCAATAAGCAATCCGGGCTTTGAAAAATCCCCCGGCACGCTCCAGCCGGTGCGCGCTATCCCATACACCACCGCGGCGTTTTCCCGGGAGAACAGCCTCCCGTCGGTGTTTCCCGGAACGCCGGCGAGCGGCCTCTCGATTTCATGCGTCGCGAACGTTACCCAGACCAGGTCGCCGCGCTTGTATTCCGGACGTATGTAATATCCACCCGCATAGAGAAAGAGCACCGGGATATTCGGGATGATCTGGTAGTCCTTAACCTGGGTGGTTCCATCGGCCAGGTATTTCAGAAGTGGCTTCACGTCCGCGCGCATGGTTGCGATGTCATGTCTCTCGATGGTTCCGATGCAACCGGTAAGGAGCTCTCGAGATCGTGCATTGAAAAAATCGTCGAATAGCTTCGCAAACGCATTCACAGTCGGACCGCCTCGACTTCCGTTATCGCATTACCCGTTGGTGAGAACTGGTGCTTCCCGGATCTGACTTTGAAATTGATTTCCGCTTCGTTGTTCTTTAAAATGAGAAGGCTTGCTGGACCGCATTTATACTGGAAAAGCATTTTTATCTTTGCCCCGTAATCGGTCAGGTTCGCATCCAAAAGTCCGCTCGCTGGAGTGAGAACGAATGCCTGGCCGTAGCCCCTTGCCGGAGAGACAAATCCCGCCTGACCGTTCCGGAAGAAAAATTCCGATTTCGTATCCTTTGCCAAGTTATGCATTACCGTGGAAAGCGGCATCCCCACAAGCGACAGGCCTCGTTCATAGGTCTTATTCTCCGCGAGCTCAACTTTTGCGGGCGTAATACCCACCTCGTTCAGTATCTCATATATGGCGTTTTCCGCGGTGATCTTTCCGCTCCATGATTTGTTGACTTTCGCATGTTGCCATTTCCATGCCGCGTCGCTCACGACAAGCTCGAGGACATTGTCACTCCCGCTTTTCTTTTCTTCGTATTTGACTATCTCACCTGTAACGCAGGTCCCGAAGTCAGACGCGTATCCTGCCGTGATGGTGATTGGCGCGTATCCGTTTTGTTTCTTCTTGCATGCCTGGATTGTCTCGACCGAGGGGTTATATATTTTCGCCTTGACCTGCGAAACTGAATTAACCGCGAATGATATCTCGAATTCGAGGGTGAACGGGGGATACGACAGCGAGCGTCCACCGATGTTCATCTCGCACACGCGAATATAGAATGGCGTCCCGCTCATAATACGCAAAGCCTCATTGAATCGAAATTGTCTATCCCTATACGCTCGATTTCACTGTACTGCCGTCCCATGTCGGCGATATTCATAGCAACAAGCTGCAGGCTCACGTCAATATCGTCCACCACGGCGTGAATCGCGTCGGTGAGATAGTTGAGCCTGGTGGAATACACGGGTTCGTCATCCTCGTCCCTGAAGACCACCGTGTAAAAGTCGAAGCGGTCATTGTACAGAAACTCAATCGCGTAATTTTTCCCACCGATGGTGAAGGATTTTTGTATCGGCATCTCATCATGAGTGATAGGCAGATATTCCAGTTCCATAGTCAGCCACCGAACCATTTTGCGAATATCGATTTCGGTTTAGCGGCCGGTGCGGTCTCTTTCCCGGTTTCACTCTGACCGGCTTTCTTCGTGGATTTTGCCGCTTGCGCCAGCTTGAGTTCCTTTAGCAGCACCTCCGCTATTTTGACCTTCTGCAGGCTGATCGAGACTTCAACGCCTGAACCCGTAGACGGCGATCGCGCAACATCGAGCTTCGTGATAACCACATCGCTGACGGTCATATCATAACCCTTGAAACCCATTCCGGAAAACACAGGCCCGCTGTATTTCAGAAGCTCTCCGTTCGCTTTCCAGGTATCAAGCTTTTCAATTTTGTCTTTTACCGACAGCGTATCGGCCTTGAATCCCAGCGCCGCCTTTGCCGCGTCGGACGCGGCGGCGAGAAGATCGTTCTGATCCGCCAGGATTGTTTTGATGCTGAATTGATCGGGCTGGTTGTGCACGTGGTCGGACACGTAATCTCTCTCGACCGCGTGATTCGATACCGTCGCCGTTCCGGATTTGCTCTCTGAAAGTATGGGGCCGAGAATTACCTCACTTGTCCCCAGGGATAGCGTGGGCGGGGATCCGAACAAAATTCCCTGAAGGTTCATACCGCCTCCAGTCCGAGCTGGGCTCTGACCGCCGGAAGCGCGTCCTCTATTGCTTTCATAACCGCGGACGCGATGGTATCGGCGTCATCCCGCGACGCCGATCCGTTGATCGTAATTACCGGAGCGATGGTAATGGTGGAGCTCCCCGAAAGCGCGACGTTCGGAACGATCGAACCCGCGGCAGACGGTACAAAAAGCTCCGGACCCTGTTCGCCGACTATATACGGTGTCCCGGACAACACCGGCCCGCCGCCGGCGCGGCCTTCGATATCCAGCCCGGTTGCCTTGGCGACGAAAGTGTAGAGAATAGGCGGTAGGATGAATGAGAGAAGCTTGGGGATGAGCCCTTTCAGGCTGCCAAGCGCAGCAACGATACGCTCCGGAATGGACGAAAAAAACGCGAGAATGATGTTCCACGTATCGACAAAGAAATCCCTTATACCCCCGATTACGTCTTCCCAGGGCCCCAGCCACGAACCGATGATCGAATCGCCCCCGGTAATCCAGGTATAAATATCCTCGATCACCAGGGCGAGGAGGCCTATCGCCGCGATAATCGCGTAGACCGGCCATAATGCCGCGATAAGACCGATATTGAAGATGCCGAGCGCGGTGATGGCGCTCCACAGGGAGCCGACCAGGAATATTCCGATTGCGGGCACAAGCGCCAGGACAATTATTTTAACGGCCGCCATGGCCGCTTCATTTTGCGAAATCCATCCAATGAGTCCCCCCAGCGCCTCGATCAACGGCCGCAGGGCATCGGTGATCATGGAGCCGATCGAGCGTTTCATTTCGTCCGCGTTTCCGGAGAGTGTGGACATCAGCCCGCTCCATGTACGCGACTGTTTGTCCATCATGCCGAAATATTTACCTCCTTCGGCGGTCATATTTTCGAATACCTTCTGCAGGTGTTCGAATTTAATCTGCCCCGACGATGCCAGTCCCCGAATCTGTTCGGTACTTACCCCGAAGACTTTCGCGAGCTCGTCGAAAATGGGAATGCCCCGACCGGCAAGCTGCATGAGATCCTCGGTCTGCACCAGGCCGGAAGTCAGGTTTTTCCCGTAAATTGCCGAGAGTTCGGTGATATCCATTCCGACCCCGCTGGCGACGTCCCCGACCATGCGGAGCGTGTTCTTGAGGTTTTCGGCTTTCACGCCGAAGGCAAGAAGCTGCCGTCCGGATTCAATGACCGGGCCGGGCTCAAACGGGGTTACGTTGGAGAATTCGGTAAGGTCCGCCATAACTCGCTGTGCTTTTTCCGCGCTGCCGAGCATCACTTCGAACGAAACGGAGGCGGACTCGAACTTGGCGGCCTGGTTGATCATGTCTCCGCCGAGACCGATTATTTTCGACCCGATGGATAACGTCGCCAGACCCTGAATCGCTCCCCCCATCTGCCCCAGGCTCGCGCGCGCTGCACCGAGCCTGTCTTTGAACGATTTCATCCAGCGCTCCATTTCCCCGATACCGGAGGTGAAGCTTTTACCCAGGCCGCGACTCTCCGCGAGCTTTCTGTTCCAGTCGGCGAGCTCTTCCTGGCCGTTGCCGGACAGGTCAACTTCAATCGCCAGTTTCCTCAGTACACCGCCCTTGCTCATGGTTTGGTCTTCGCCGTCTCCTTGGCTTTTCTGATCGCGGATTCCTCGAGCTTCAACTTATAATCGATGGCCGCGTTGATGTCGTAAAGAAGCTGAGGAGGAGCACTGTCGTACTCCTCCTTCGTAATCTGCACCAGGCCGAGGGCTATCGGCCGCCAGTAGGCCCATTCCTCTTTCTCAATCCTTGCTCTTGCTTCCCGGTACAGATCGTCCGGGCTCGGCTCCTTCGGCCGCCCCTCCCACCGCTGCCTCAAGGTCCCCGTCAAGAAACCGGCGCAGCAGACGCTGCCATACCTCCAGATCCTTGGGCTTGACCGTGTCGATGGATGGCTTGTCGCCGTGGCCTTCGGGGATCACGCAGTGCTCGAAGGCCAGGTCCATGAATTTTTCGATATCGATGCCCGTGGTCGGGTTGAACACCTCTTTTTCCCAGCGCATCTTCACGCGGTTGCCGGGGTGCTGCAGCTTGTAGCGTTTGCCGTCGATGAACTTTACATGGATGATCTTGCCGTCCATGTCCTCGCCGGTTATGACCGGGTTTGTGGTCCTTGCCATTTCGTTCGCTCCTCTCCTGCGTCGTTTAGATGCTCAGATCCGGAAGCGGCGCGCCCGAGTAATCGGGCACCAGTATCTTCCATTCGCGCTTACCGTCGTCGGAAGCGAAACCGATCGTCGGCCGCTCGGCGATCCGCGCGCCGGTCCCGCCGCCCACATAACGCCCCTCGCTGTTGTTGATGACTCCCACCACCATGCTGGCCGGGAGCTTCGAGAGGCCGTCGAGAATGATATTCGACGGGCTTCCCTGTTTCAGGGTGAACGTAATGGTATGCCGGTTATCGTGCACTTTCGTGAACGAGGTGTCGCCGTCCACGCCGCAATGCGATTTATACAGCTCCTTGGTGACCGGTTCGATCTTGATTTTCTCGCCGTCGGAAAACCCGGTGATGTCGATACCGTTGACGATGAGCCTGACCTCGGAGGGATCGTAAAACTTTCCGTCGTTCATAAAGAGCTCCTTAAACCGTGATTACGCCGCTGACGGCGATGTTGTGTACCGCCCCCGCTATGACGAGCTGAAACGAAACACCGGTAAGTTTTCGCGCGGCGCGATCGTTGGCTGGAATGTCCGCCCTGCGAGGTACTGAAAGCGTGTACATGTAGACGCCTTCGTCGGAATATTCCTTGTCCGCCTCGTCGACCACGCGGGCGATAATGCCCTGCTTCCCCGCCTGCTTGAACACGGAGCGGATGACCGCCTCGACACGCGCGAAACCGGTATTGTCGAACGGGACCTTCCCCGATTTCACCTGGAGGTTGAAAAGCTCCTCGCCCAGGCGCGCTTTCAGGTAGTCGCGCGACTGGATAATGTCGATATACTCGCCTCCGGTGGTAATCCCCTCGTCGGTGTAGACGACGCCTGAGCGTGAGCTCATGGTCTGGCCTTTGCCCGCGCGAATGGCGGCCAGGGTGGTAAGGTCGAACGTGCTCGCGATAACACCGGTCGGACGTTTCCACTTCCAGGTGATTGACCCGATGTCCTGGGGAAGGCACAACCCCACCCAGGCGGCTTCGGGAAAACTGGCCGCGTCGCTGTGGATGAGATACGCCTCGCGGATATTGTTCCGGCCATCGAGGGCCGTTACGTCGGTGGTGCAGCCGAAGAAAATCTTTTCGTTCGCCATCGCCCAGGTCCCGGCCTCCTGCAGATCGGCCTTGGCCCGTTCGGTTATGAGCAGGGCATACCAGTCGTTGTGCGATTCGACGAGCTCGGCGAGAGAGGCCGAGATCGAGTCCTCCGCGTCACGAACATATACGGCGATCTTCTCGGGGCAGGGTGATTGAGCGAACATTAACGCCGCCATTTTATATTCCGGGTCGTCGACGGTGAAACCGGCCGCAACCATCGATGCCGGATCGGAGAACTCGCCATAGTCGCCGATAAGCCCGCTCGGCGCGGTGCGATGCCCCAGGATAAGCGGCATTCCGAAACCCTGCTGGGCGAGCGGCTGTGTCTGCAGGCTGATGTTGATGTTGAGATCGTTGATATAGGGCGGCATGTTTTCCTCCGGTTACATCTTCGATTGGAGATCGGTCACGCTCGATTCCATGTCGATCGCGGCGATCTCGGAAGTGATCATTTTAAGGCCTACCAGCGCCAGATCGAAACCGACCCGGTGCTCCCACCCGGTTTCCAGGAATACCGTTCGGTCCTCCATCTGCGGGCTTAAGATTTTAGGATAGATGCCGACGGCGGCGGCCGCTTCCTTGCCTTCCGGCGATTCCACATAGTTCAGGGCGCGATCGGCGAATTCCCAGAGGTCCCCGTATCCGTTCCCAATAAACGAGATGCTCACAACGGCCACATCGTCCCTTTTCGAGCTGCGGACGATTGTCGTATCGTCACCCTCTTTCGGCGCCATCAGGACCGATTCGGTATGGATGGGCTCCCCCTCCTGTGTCAGCACCTTGTACGACATGAACGGAAGCGCCGGCCGGTCCGCGTTCTGTTCGGCGCGCATGAACTGGATTCCGCAGGCTGTCGCGATGAGCTTCATGATCTCTTTTATTACGGCCGGAGCGATCATGCCACCCTCCGCCGGGCAAAGTACACGGTGAATCCTCCCTCGAACGTCCTGTCCATAATGTCGCGCACTTCGAAGGCGACCCCGTTAAGCGTTATTACCGTTCCCTTCGCGTAACGGGGAGCGGCTTTCTGATAAAATTTCATATCGCCGGCCGTATAATCTCCCTCGGGGAGGTTTTTGACCTGCGCCGGCGTGATCGGGATGGCGATGAAGTTCGCGGTTTCCGTCGTTTCTTCTCCGGGAACCATCTCCCCGTCCACCAGGCTCCCCGTCGACGTTACCGTAACCTCGACGGGACGCACCAGGTTTGCGAACGCGAGGAGCATCACTTCACCTCGTATTGAATCGATGAGATCAGCCGTCCCTCATCGACCAGGGTAGAGCTTTTCCGACGCTTGAGCGCCAGCGTGAGCGGCGCGTTCGGCGGTTGTATGTTGGACGCGATACGCGACTTGACGCTCGCGACCAGCGAGAGGCCTATCGCGTTGAGAACGTCGGTAGCCTTTCCCTGGCCCGAGAGGAGTCGTCCCATGGCGTCGGACGCGATCCGCACGGCTTTATCGACCGTTTCCCGTTTGTCGAACGTCGAGCGCAGCCATGAGCGTTCCGGGATCTCGATCTTTTTGAGAAGCACATAATACGGGATCACGCGGTCCTTCGCCCCCGACGTCTTCACTACCAAGGCCAGGATCGGATTTCCCCCCGTGGTCTTCGGAGGGATGTATTCAAGATTAAAGTCGCGCGGGCTGCGGTCTCTGGCTTCCGGACGAAGCGGAACGGCAAGGTACTTTCCCTTTTTAGGTCTGACGGTCGCGCCGAATTCATTCGCGGCCGCGTATGCCGCAAGCTCCGATGATTCCCCCGCGGCGGGCCCTACTATGATGCTTCTTCCGGAAAGCGCCCGGATCTCGGCTTCGATTCCGGGCAGGTATACCGATTCATTGAACGTGGCTGGCATGGCGCTTCCTCCCCGCGACCAGGTCGTTAAACAGATGAGCGCGACCATGATGAACATAGCGACGCGTTTCATGCGATCCTCCCTCGTAACGCGATAATCTGAGCTCGAATCTGCCGGTACAATCCCAGCCAGGAGCTTTCTTCCATCCCGCCGCGCGCGTAGCTTTCCGATACATCACCCACGCTCTTCGACGCTATCGCTCCACCGACGGCGCCGCCCGCATCGAGCAGATGCGCGGCATACAAACGCTGCAGAACGGCGAAGTCGGCGTGCGTTTCAGGCACCCCGCCGGCGCGCACATAGACCCGCGCCGTGTCGAGCGTCAGGGCGATGCGGGCTGAAGAAACCCCCTCCAGCCCGCCCATTAAATCCCTGAGCTCCTGCTCGCTGGAGACCGGCATTACACTCCCTTGCCCACGTAGATTGCGCCGGGATGGCGGATGATCGGACCCGCCGAACGCTCGACTACCGCCTGCTCGGATGTACCCAGCAGGTCGTACACCGGCTCGCGCAGCGTGAGCTCCTCGGGCACCGCCAGTTCGACGACTTCGGGATCGTTGTCAAGCATCGCGAACGCGTTGGCGGACAGGCCGTTGTACGCGGAGAGCATCGCGCGGCTCTCGACGATCTTTTCGAAGTACGCTCCCTCGGTCTCCAGCCATTTCTGGATCGTGAGCGGCGAGTAGTCGGAGTACGGCAGCGCGAGTTTAAGGCGAGAAACCGGCGCAAGCACCAGCACCCGGGCCTTGAAGAGACCTCCCGCCTCGATCGCTTCCTTAGCTTTCAGGAGATCCGCGAGGATCTGCTTCGGGGTCTTGTTGGCCCACAGGCGCTTGTCGGCATCGGTGCTGCCGGTCCCCGTCGTCGCCACGTTCTCGGACGTAATTCCGGTCTTGTTGAGAATTCCCTTAATCCCGTGCTTCGAGTCGCCGACGAAAAACAGCTTGTTCTCGGCCTCGGCAACGAAGCGCCGCGCCGTGGTGACTCTGAGCGTATCGAGCTGCACCGAGGGACCCTTACCCAGGGCGTTTTTCGCCTGGATGGCCTGGCGCTCCTCGATCGTGTACCGTATCCCGGTGACGATGTTGTATACCTTCATGGTCTCGCGCCCGCCTTCTTCCCCGACAAACGGGATATCCTTCGCTCCGCCGCCGGAGGCAAGAATCTTCGCCGACCCTTTACGGGTATACCAGTCGTAACCGATTTCACCCGCAAAGGGCGGGAAATTGGTGTTCACGCGGGCGATCGATCGCGCGACCAGCTCGTCGGCCTTCGCTTCATACAGAACGCTTTCGATGGCGAGCAGATCCTCTTTGCGCAGCGGTGCGTCGTGTCGTATGCTCATATCATTTCTCCTTGCCTGTAATTACCGGATCAACCCGCCGGATCGGGAGTGGTGGTAAACAGCCCCTTTACATACAGGGGCACGTATCCCGCGCCGGTGGTGCTTCCCCTGAATTCCGCGCCGGTGACCAGCGAGGTTTTCCCCGCGTCGGCGGTGGTACAGAAAGCCCCGGGCGCCTTTTCCCCGCTGGCGGTGTGTCGTATCCGGACCGGATCCCCCACTTCCACCGCTTCTTCGACATACACCATTACCACTCCGATCTCGACCTGGGCCACGGGATCGGCGGCCGCGTAAGCGCCGTCGTCGAAATCGGTCGCTTCCGTCGACCATCCGGCCACGCCGCAAAAAGCGTCCGAACCCGCGGCAGGAGTTTTTACCTGGTCTTCCGAGGCCCCTTTCGCCAGCGCCTGGCCGAAGATGATCGCTCCCGCGGCCACCCTGGTCGTGATGTACGTTGAGGGGTGATGCTCGGCGATCTTCCCCGCCGCTATGTCAACGTCGCCGTACAGTTTTCCTTCGGGTATACTCATCTCGATTCTCCTTCGTTATAGGATGATCACCTGGGCTCGTGCATCGTGAGCCGGGAGGCGCGCTTTTTCTCTATCTCGGCCTCGTCCACGCGCGCGCGATGAATCGTATCGGTCCGCAACGCCGCTTTCTCTCGGGCAAGGCTCGCCGCGGCCTCGAACTGCGCGTCTATTCGCAGGCTGTCGAGCGATTCAGGCTTCACGTCGCTCTTGAAGGGCAGCACCTTCTCGATCACTGCGAGCTTGATGTCGCGAGCAGACAGGCCGTCATGCTTGAAATCGGGAATAGCCGATTTCGCGAGATCGATAAGATCGATACGCGCGTTGATCGCCGCGTCCATCACCGCGGGAGCGAGCGCCTGCTCCAACAGCCTGGTTTTTTCCTCCAGAAGCGCCTGGAGAGCGGATATCTGGGCTTTCAGCGCCTCGACGATCTGCGCGTCGGCC